GCGTCATGCCCCACATGCCGACTATCGCCGTCAATGTAGGGCATCAAGAACCCATCATTGCGTAGTGGGTAGCGCATGATGTGGATGTGGTCAGGCCAGCCGCGCCACTTGGCATAACCCAAGCCCGTCAAGTACGCCTCGATAGCCTCGTCAGCACCTGAGTGTGATGAGTTGTTACGCTCACGTTTGTATGAGCGCACAAACCCCTTGCCCTCATCGCTCTCGTGCACAAGGCAACGACCCAGCACCATACCGTCAGTGTCAGTACGCACAGCCATCCGCCAGCCGAGCGATGGGTCGTACACCGCATACGGATGGCGCTTCACCTTGTCATCACACAGCAGGTCGAAGCGGCTCGACATACACGAGCGAGGCCCGTTGATGACTGCGCTTAACATCTCGGTCATCTCCTTGGTGATGGTGGTCGAGCCGCCGTAGGTGTACTTGGCGCTGATGTCCCGGATAAGGTTGGATGGCGCGTCAGGGAAGTGACGCGTCAAGTACTTACCGATCGTAGTCACGACCGCTTTGGCATCGCTGTCGCCGTTGTGCAGGGCAGAACGCTCGTCCCGTGTGTAGGCCAACCTGTTGGGGTCAGTCAGGGCTCTGTGTGGCCACTCAAGCAGCAGCTGTTGCCAGTCTTGTGCACGGTACATGTGATGGGTCATCATGTCATACACAGCGGGGTGCAGGGTGTGACGGCTGCGCTGTTGAGCAAACCACGGCCGACCGGGGTAAGCCACGCGCCACTCACGGCGGAAATTACGGGGGCCCGTAGGTAGCATGACCGACTCATGCGAACCGTCGGATACGATGCGGGCAGCGGCGAAGAATACGTAGTCCATGAAGTGGTGTGCTTCATTTGAGTCTTTCCATGTAGGCATTTTGCTTTCTCCAGTTTCAGATTTTAGGAAGTGATGGGTATACCGGGATCGGTCGCCACCCATCAAGGCGCTGTGGGACAGGGTGTCCCACGGATTCATTGCTCAACTACTGTCCACCCCATCGCTTCGATGACTCGCTTGAGCGAGGGGTCAGGCGCAATCCCTACGATCAGGGTTGCGATGCGTTCTCTCTTGTTGATACGCACCATCGTCATTGAACGCGGCACCATCCACACACCGTCATCGTTGATGGTGTCGAACATGGCGCGTGTCCACTTAACGGCGTTGTTCATGCCGTCCTTGGTGTCGAGGTCGTAGTCTGTATCGGTCATGCTCATTTGCGTGATCCTTTCTTCTTGGGCACTGTGAATGTGCCAAGCCACTCAGTGCCCGGCACTTGGGGTTGGAACATGTTGATGTCATACTCAGTGGTGTGCGACACGGGCACACTGAACAGGTTGTACGAGTAGCCGTCCTCGTTCATCAGTTCGAGCAGCGCGGGTAAGTCTCGCGTCTCGTTGGTCGTTGCCCACTGCGATACGCTCGCGGCAAAAAAGTGTTGGTCTTTCATTTGCTTTCTCCAGTTTCAAGTGCCGCCCGTTGGGGTAGGCTCCACCATGCGGGCGGCGTTGCATGGTGGAGTTGGTGGTGGGACAAGGTGTCCCACCGGGTTACTTAAGTAGTCCGTGCCATGTTGCTGGCAGGGGGGTTGTTGGCGGTAGCCTGTCCAGTTCATACTGCGCCCTGTGCATGGCGTCCAGTTGCCTGTTCAGTTTGTCGTGTTCGTCGGGGTCAGTCGTCACCTCGTACTCACGCTCGGCGCTGGCAATCTCCCCGTTCAGGCGCTTGACCAAGGCTAGGCGTTGCTCCTTGTGTGCCGCCTTGGTTATGTGTCTGCCGAAGGGGGTCTTGCGTTTGCCTCTTATGGGTGGGGGCAGTGCGTCAAACAAAAGGGTGATGCGTTGCTTGTCGCTGGCCTTGACGTAGTCCGACCAGTGTGTGCCCTCGTTGGGTATGACACGCCCCGTTTCCTCCTTGAGAAAGGCAATGAAACTTTTAGGCGTGTGCACTGAGCCTCGTTGCACTCGGGTCAGCTTCTCGACCACGGTGGTGATGACGGTTTCGTATGCACACAGCGCATCCCACTTGCGTGGGTCGGTTGGCGCTTGCTTCTTAAGCTGTGCCTTCATAACGAAGACGGTCTGGCGCTCAGCCCTTGCGCTGTCGAGCAGGGGCTTCCAACTTTTAGCTGTCACCGTGGATTTGATGCGCTCTTTGCGGCGCTGGGCTTTCAACTCCTGCACCTCGGCCACGAGTTGGCCCACGAGCACGGGCGGTAGCTTTCGTGCGGTCAAGTTGTTGCGAAGGCTGGCCTCGCTCAACTCAAGCCACCACTTCTTGATGGTATTGTCCATGAGAACTCCTTAAAATAATGGGTTGATCGAAAACTGTCCAAAACTTTAACCCGCGCTTTGCAAAAATGGACAGCCGCAAACCCGCATGGTTGCTGGTGTCCATTATAAACTGTCCAACTATCTATGTGTTTTTAAAAGAGGCAATGCCTGAACAAAAAGATTAGCTGTTTTCTCAGACAGACTGTCTGAACGCGAGTGACTTTGCACAAGTACCTAATAATAATTCTCCTACTCTATATAATATATATATAGATAGATAGAGAGGACGGAAACGCGTGAGAGCACGCATCCATGCGGGTTTGCGGCTGTCCAAAACTTGAACGCTCGGGTTAAAGTTTTGGACACTGTTTTTTGAGGTTATTTTAAGGCGGTGGGACAGACTGTCCCACCGCTCACACGCCGTCCAAGGGGCGTTGCTGTCGGATGTTTATCTCGTGCCACATCTGCGCGACTGAGGCGCAGGGGATGCTGACGGTAGTGCCCACCATGCACAACATGTGCATGGTGTAGCGGGGGTCTTTCTTGCCCCATGGGTAGTAGGTCTGAGCGCACCAGAGTGCGCCTGCTTGGTCACGCCATTGCGTGACGGTTTCGATGGTTGCTTGGTTGTGATTACGCATGGAAGTTCTCCAAAGGGCACGCTGGCTAGGCGTGTTTGACATGGGGAGGAACAACGGGCCAGCCCTGCCCGTTGAAATCGAGAGAGAAATCTCTCTGAGAATCATTCGCATTTACTTGGCGACTGCACGCAAAGCGGTGATGGCATCGGCTACGCTGTCGAACTGTGCAAGGTAGGCTTCAGCGGCCGCACGATGCGCCTTGCTGACGCGTTGGTGGGCCTGCTCTGGTGCGGCCTTGGCCTTGGCCTTGGCCTTGGCCTTGGCCTTGGGCTTGCGAACAACGTGGTACTTGAAACTGCTGTACGACTTGTCGATGGCGTCAATGCTTGCCTTGCTTGCCCTGCCGCCCTTGCCACCAGAGAGAATTCTCTCTGCCGTTGGCGCATCAACATCTGCCTTGCCTTGGATGTACCCAACCTGCCAGTCGTGCTTGAGTTGCGCCTTCTGCTCCGGCGTTGCACTGACGTATGCCGTGTGAAAGGGTAGCGATGCCTCCAAGGTGAGGCGGTCGTTGTTGCCAAGGTTGAAGGCAAATTGGGAAAGGGTCACTGTTGCTTTGCTCATGGATTTTCTCCGTTGGGTTGTGTATCGGCTAGAGAACCATTCCCTAACCGATGCCTCTAGTTTACGAAAGGGGGTGTTTTTAGCACTACTGACGGGGGCGAACGGCGTACCTAAGACCCCACCGTACCCCCACCAAGCCTTGTATGGAGCAGCAAGGCCAGTCCACATGAACACTGTTCCCCTCCCGCTCCCACCACTTTGTAAAAACTTAGACAAAACAACCCACCCCCCTGTATAAAAACACACCCCCACCTAAAAATTTTTAAAAAATTTCAAAAAATTCAGGCGTAAAAAAACCCCCCGGGTTGCCACGGGGGGTTAAAGGAGTTCTCACTCCAAAGGAGAAAGCAAAGGAACAACAAGTTGCACCCAAGCCGGATGTGAGTATATACTCCGCACATCGGGACAGCAACCCGCAACTCCGGCCTTAGCCGTCAGGACCAAATGTTAGACCACCTTCTTGACTTCAACCCCGAAGTCCTGCCCAAATCTCAAGCGCCAGCCCCGGCGGAGAAAAGCTCGCCTGTTGAATTGCTCAACGGCAAGATCAGCACCAACGACTGGCTCAAGGAAATGGGCGTACCTGACGCCGAGACCGCCGTCTCCGAGTTGGAAAAGCAGCAGGCCCGGGAAACTTTCTCGGCGCTGACAACCGCCTCCCCTATTAAAGAGCAGCACGGTTTGGTCTCCACGATAGAGACCCCAGCGGCCGTGCGCCATCTGGTGGGCATGCTGACGGCCTACGACTGGGAGTTTGTGCACCAAGCCAAAGAGCTGCGCGGGTATGCGGTGGCAAAGCTGGTCGAGGAGTGTGAGAGTCCCAACGCCAACATCCGCCTCAAAGCGCTTGGCCTTTTGGGCAAGGTCACAGAGATCGGGCTGTTCACCGACAAGATCGAGGTCAAGAAGACCGACATGACCGAAGCTGAGATCGACCAACGCCTGAAAGAAAAGTTGGCCAAGTTCATGGATGTGTCAGACGCCGACGTGACGGACATCACAGAGATCACGACCACCAGCACAACTACAACCGCCCCCACCAATGACAAACAGCCCACCGTTGACGCCTGAGCAAGCGCAGGCGCTGTTCAAAAACCTCGGCAAGCTCACTGCGGCCGAGAAGTTAGAGGCGCTGCAGCTACTGGACAAGGCGCAAGAGCACAAGCAAAAGAGTTTGGCCCGCTCGGACATGCTCGAGTTCGCCAAGTCGGTGTATCCGGGCTTCAAAGTGGGGCCGCACCACAGGAAACTGGCCAAAATCTTCACGGAAGTGATTGCCGGAACCAAAAAACGCGTGATCATCAACATCGCGCCCCGTATGGGCAAGTCGGAATTCAGCTCCTACCTGTTCCCTGCCTTCTTTTTAGGCAATTTCCCCGAGAAAAAGATCATCATGGGCACCCACACCGCTGGTTTGTCCGAGGATTTTGGCCGTCGGGTGCGAAATTTGCTGGCTGACGAGGACTACCATGGCCTTTTCCCCCAAACGCTGGTGGCTGACGATCAAAAAGCTGCCGGTAAGTGGTCTACAAGTGCTGGTGGTCAGTACTATGCTGCTGGTGTCGGCGGTGCTCTTGCTGGTCGTGGTGCTGACCTGTTCGTTATTGACGATCCTCACTCGGAGCAGGACGTTAAGGCCAACTCACGGCTGGCTTTCGACACTGCATGGTCTTGGTTCCAGACGGGCCCGCTCCAGCGACTGATGCCGGGCGGGGCGATCATCATCGTGATGACGCGTTGGGGCAAGTTGGACCTGACCGGGCGCTTGATTGACTACCAAGCCAAGAACCCAGAGGCCGAGCCGTGGGAAATCGTGGAGCTTCCGGCCATTTTGCACGAGGACACGGAGAACGAGAAGTCGCTCTGGCCCGAGCAGTGGCCGCTGGCCACCCTCAAGGCAACCAAGGCCAGCATTGACCCCCAGTACTGGAACGCCCAGTACATGCAGCAGCCCACCAGCAACAACGCAGCCATCATCTCACGCAAGTCGTGGCGTGTATGGGAGAAAGAAGACCCTCCCCGGTGCGACTACATCATCCAGAGCTGGGACACGGCGTTTGAGACATCGAACACGGCCGACTATTCTGCGTGCACAACGTGGGGCGTGTTCTACAACGAGGACGAGGACGACAAGGCGCAGGTCATCTTGTTGGACGCGTTCAAGGACCGCATGGCGTTCCCAGAGCTCAAAGTGATCGCGCTCAAGCACTACAAAGAGTGGGAGCCCGATGCGTTCATCGTGGAGAAGAAGGCCGCTGGCGCACCGCTGATCCAAGAACTCAGGGCCGTGGGCATCCCAGTGGAAGAATTCAGCCCCAGCCGGGGTAACGATAAAATTGTGCGGCTCAACGCGGTGTCAGACCTTTTTGCCTCGGGCTCGGTCTGGGCACCTGACAAGCGGTGGGCACGCGAGGTCATTGAGGAGGTCGCATCCTTTCCCAACGGAGAGAACGATGACTTCGTTGACACCACATCTCAAGCGCTGTTACGCTTTCGCCGGGGCGGGTTCATCCCGCTTGACACTGATGAGCAGGCAGATCGCTTCTACCAAGCCCGCCGGGCTGCGTACTATTAAGAAAGAGTTACACCATGGCCACGAATATCGACAAGGCGCTGTTTCAGCAGCCCACGGGCATTGCGGCGGCAGCCGAAGAGCTGGACCCCATCGAGATTGAGATCATTGACCCAGAAGAGGTCAGCATCAAAGTCGGTGACATGGAGATCGAGATCGAGCCGGGGGAGCCCAGCATTGACGATTTTGATGCCAACTTGGCTGAGCACATCTCGGACAGCGCTTTGCAGTCGCTTGCCGGTGACTTGGCGGGCGACATCGACAACGATCGCAACAGCCGCAAGGACTGGGAGAAAACTTACACCGAGGGGCTCAAGCTCTTGGGCCTGAACATGGAGGAGCGCACAGAGCCGTGGAACGGAGCCAGTGGCGTGTTCCACCCCATGATTACCGAAGCCGTCGTGCGCTTTCAAAGCGAAACCATCACAGAGACGTTCCCGGCCGTTGGCCCGGTGCGTACCAAGATCATCGGCAAAGAGACCCCTGAGAAGAAAGAAGCCGCCCAGCGCGTGGCGGACGACATGAACTTCCAGCTCACGGAGGTGATGAAAGAGTTCCGCGCCGAGCACGAGCGCATGCTGTGGTCACTGCCAGCCACAGGTTCAGCGTTCAAGAAGGTCTACTTTGACCCCAACCTTAACCGCCAAGTGTCGATCTTTATCCCGGCCGAGGACATCTTGCTGCCCTACGGCACCTCAGATATTCAGGCTTGCTACCGCGTCACGCACCAGATGCGCAAGACCGAGAACGAAATCAAGAAGCTGCAGGAAGCCGGGTTTTACCGAGACGTGGACATCGGTGAGCCCGACAAAGCGACTAGTGAGATTAACAAGGCCAAGGACAAAGAGACGGGGTTCAGTGACCTGAACGACGACCGCTTCACGATGTACGAGTCCCACGTTGACCTGTACCTCAAGGACGACCCGCTGTGCGAGGACGACGCAGAGATCGCGCTGCCGTACGTGGTCACCATGATCCGGGGCACCAACACCGTGCTGTCCGTGCGCCGCAACTGGCGCGAAGACGACGACTTGCATTTGAAGCGCCAGCACTTTGTGCACTACCAGTACATCCCCGGGTTCGGTGCGTATGGCTTTGGTCTGTTCCACCTGATCGGCGGGTTTGCCAAGTCGGCCACCAGCTTGATGCGCCAGTTGATCGACTCGGGCACGCTGGCCAACTTGCCCGGCGGTCTGAAGACACGCGGCTTGCGCATCAAGGGTGACGACACGCCGATCGCACCGGGCGAGTTCCGCGATGTGGACGTGGGCTCGGGCACCATCCGCGACAACATCATGCCCCTGCCGTACAAGGAGCCGTCACAGGTTCTGATGGCACTGCTGGGCAACGTGGTGGAGGAAGGTCGCCGCTTTGCTGCTACGGCCGACATGAAGGTGTCGGACATGGGGGCAAACGCTCCTGTGGGCTCCACGCTGGCGCTGCTTGAGCGCCAGTTGAAAGTCATGACCGCTGTGCAGGCGCGTGTTCACTACGCCCTGAAGGAAGAGCTGCAACTGCTGGCCGCGATCATCCGGGACTACACGGACGACGAGTATTCCTATGAGCCAGACGGCGAAGAAGGCCCCCGCGCCAAGGCTTCGGACTACCGCCATGTGGACATCCTGCCTGTCAGCGATCCGAACGCAGCCACACTCAGCCAGCGCGTGGTGCAGTACCAAGCCGTGATCCAGATGGCGCAGATGGCACCGGACATCTACGACCTGCCTGAGTTGCACCGGGGCATGCTTGACGTGTTGGGCATCAAAAATGCCGACAAGCTGATCCCGCTTGAGGACGACATGAAGCCAATGGACCCGGTGTCTGAGAACCAGAACATTCTGCGCAGCAGCCCGGTCAAAGCCTTCTTGCACCAGAACCACGACGCCCACATGGCCGTGCACAACATGATGATGCAGGACCCCATGATTGCGCAGGTGATCGGGCAAAACCCGCAGGCCCAGAAGATTGCGGCGGAGATACAGGCACACATCTCTGAGCACTTGGGGTTCAAGATGCGCCAGCAGATCGAGGCCCAGTTGGGCATGCCTCTGCCGCCCGAGGACGAGAAGTTGCCACCGCAGATCGAGATCGCGCTGTCGGCCATGATGGCTCAGGCCGCTCAGCAGGTGGTGCAGCAAAGCCAAGCGCAAGCTGCCCAGATGCAGGCTCAGCAACAGCAGCAAGACCCCGTGCTTCAGATGCAGATGCAGGAGTTGCAGATCAAGCAGCAAGAAGTGCAGATCAAGCAGCAAGAAGCTCAGATGAAGATGCAGATGGAGCAGGCCAAGATGCAGATGGCCCAGCAAGAGATGCAGATGAAACAGCAAAAGATGGCCATCGACGCGGCCGCGCTCTCCGACAAGCAAGAGCTGGAGCAGGAAAAGGTCAGCGGCCAGTTGGAGTTGGAGTCCATGCGCGTGGGTGCGCAGATTCAAGAAAGCAAGGCCAAGATGGACGCGGCCGAGCGTCAAGCAGGTTTGAAGATTGGCGTCGATGTCGCCAAGAGCAAAGCGGACCAACAGCTACGCGCTGCGCAACTGATGGCCCAGTCCCAAAAACCAACTGGAAAATCTGACCAATGATCGCTGACTTCGCACGCGTATTGCGCGAAAAATTACGCATCGACATGAACAACTACGCCGATGACTTGGCGGGAGGGGGCTGTCGCAACTTTGACGAATACCAAAAACTCTGCGGAATCATTCAGGGTCTTGCGACCGCAGAGCGTCATCTCATAGACCTTGCAAAGAAAGTTGAACAATCAGATGAGTGAAATCATTCTGCCTCCGGGCATTAGCCTGCCAAAACATATCCAACCCATCGAGTCCCCGGACGAGGCGGCGGATAGCGAAACCAAAGCAACAGCGCTACCGGTCCCCACGGGCTACAAGCTGCTGTGTGTTGTGCCCAACGTCGATGAAAAGATCGCCGGTACGACCCTCGACCTCGTTCGAGATGCCGCAACCTTGCGAGCTGAAGAACACGCCACAACCGTGTTGTTCGTATTGCGGGTTGGTCCAGACGCGTACAAGGACCCTGCCAAGTTCCCATCGGGAGCGTGGTGCAAAGAGGGCGACTTTGTGCTCGTGCGTACCTACACAGGTACGCGATTCAAGGTGTTTGGTAAAGAGTTCAGGGTGCTGAACGACGACCAAATTGAGTGTGTTGTGCAAGACCCTCGCGGTTTGACCCGCGCATAAGGAGTAAAAATGGCTGATCCCTACAGATTTCCCGATGAGGTCGAAGAGACCAATATCGAGGTAGTCACAGATAACGACGTCGAAGTCGAAATCGTTGACGACACCCCCGAGCGTGACCGTGGCCGCAAGCCGCTGGACCGCGAAGTGTCTGATCCCACAGACGAGGAGATCGAAAGCTACTCCGACAACGTCAAGAAGCGCATCAAGGACTTGACCCACGCCCGTCACGACGAGCGCCGGGCCAAAGAGTCGCTGTTTCGTGAGAAACAAGAGCTGGAGCGTCTTGCACAGCACATGATGGCGGAGAACAACAAGCTCAAGCAGTACGTGAACAACGGCTCTGAGCACTATGCTGCCTCTGTCAAGCACATTGCAGATTCCGAAGTGGATAAAGCCAAGCGGGCTTTGAAAGAAGCCAACGACTCGTTTGACACTGAGGCCATCATCACCGCGCAAGAAGCGCTGATGGATGCCAAGATGAGGGCGGAAGCTGCAAAAAATTTCCGGCACACCCCTTTACAAGTGGATGAACCTGTTGTACAAATGCGTCAACAGCAAGACGCTGCGCCCCAAGTCGATGATAAAACACTGCGCTGGCAGGCAAGAAACCAGTGGTTTGGGTCGTCAGGTTTTGAGGAACACACCAGCTTTGCACTAGGGCTGCACCAAAAACTAGTAAATTCGGGGCTTGATCCCCGCTCTGATGAGTACTTCGAGAGAATTGACTCTCGCATGAAGTCAACATTCCCGGACATGTTCGGAAATGAAGACCGGCCAAGGTCCGGTGATGGCTCCCGACGACCTGCTTCTGTCGTGGCCCCGGCGACACGTTCGACTGGAGTCCGAAAAGTTCAGCTAACACCTACGCAAGTTGCGTTGGCAAAAAAGTACGGACTGACCCCGCAGCAATACGCTGTTGAAGTAGCAAAACTGGAGAAATCAAATGGCTGAAACAATCAACCGGAATCCCCGTGCTCTTGATGCACGCGATAAAACAACTCGCTACGTGTATACACCTGCGAGCGCACTGCCCGACCCGACACCTGAACCCGGAATGGTTTATCGCTGGATTGCGACACACGTTCTTGGTGAAGCCCAAAACACAAATGTGTCTACCAAGATGCGTGAAGGTTGGGAGCCGGTAAAGGCAGTAGACCATCCTGAGCTGATGCTTGAGGGTAATGCGAAGACCGGAAACGTCGAACTCGGTGGCTTGATGCTCTGCAAAATGCCCCGTGAACGTGCGCAAGCCCGCGACGAGTATTACGCCAAACAAGCGCAAGCCCAGATGGAATCTGTGGATAACAGCTTCATGCGAAACAACGACCCCCGCATGCCACTTTTCGCTGACCGAAAGTCAACGACCAGTCGCGGTGGAGGTTTTGGTTCTGGTTCAAAGTAACAAGGAGTCCTTAAATGGCATCTACTGCTTCTCCCTACGGCCTGCGTGCCGTAAACGAGATCGGCGGTCTTCCATACGCTGGAAGCACCCGCACTTTCTTGATCGACCCAGCTGGTACAGCTGCGAACATTTACAACGGCTCGCCCGTGTACGTGAACGCCTCTGGCTATCTGGCCATAGCAACTGCTACTGGCGCTGACGCGACTACAAACGGTTTCCCTGTTGGTACTGCCAACACCGGTATCGTTGGTATTTTTGTTGGCTGCTCGTATGTTAACGCTCAAGGTCAGCAAATCTTTGCTCAGTACTACCCCACCGGCACAACCGGCGTGGTGACTGCACAAGTGATTGATGATCCAGATGTCGTGTTCCAAGTCCAGTCCGCTGGCTCGGTGACACAAGCCGCGCTTGGTGCAAACTTGTTCTTCTCAACTGGCGCTGTGGCAACTGGTAGCACAACTACTGGTAACTCCACTGCTTCTGTTGTGGCGGGCTCTTCTGCCGTGACAACTACGGCTGCTTTCCGCGTTGTGGGTTTCCCCAACTCGGTCGGCTTCTCAGTTGTTGGCGACGCATTCACTGATGTGTTTGTGAAGATCAACCCCGGCTATCACAGCTACACCAACGCCGTTGGCCTGTAAGGAGTAACTCACCATGGCAATTTCACGCGCACAACTGCTCAAAGAGCTGCTCCCCGGTCTGAACGCTTTGTTTGGTCTGGAATATGCCCGCTACGGCGAGCAACACAAAGAACTGTACGAAACAGAGAAATCTGAGCGTTCGTTCGAAGAAGAAACCAAGCTGTCCGGCTTTGGTGCTGCACCTGTCAAGAACGAAGGCTCCGCCATCGCTTACGACAACGCGCAGGAAGCCTTCACTGCTCGTTACACCCACGAAACCATCGCTTTGGGCTTCTCTATCACGGAAGAAGCTGTGGAAGACAACCTGTATGACAGTCTGTCTGCCCGCTACACCAAGGCTCTGGCTCGCGGTATGGCTTACACCAAGCAGGTTAAAGCCGCTTCTGTGTTGAACACTGGCTTCGCTGGTACTGCCCTTGGCGGTGACGGTGTTTCTTTGTTCGGCGTCAACTCCAGCGTTACTCGCGTTGGCCACCCTCTGGTGGGCGGTGGTGTTAACTTCAACAGCCCAGCCACTGGTGTTGACTTGAACGAGACTTCGTTGGAAAACGCAACGATCCAGATCGCTGCTTGGACTGACGAACGTGGCCTGCTGATTGCAGCCAAGCCTGTCAAGTTGGTGATTCCTCCATCACTGATGTTCGTTGCCAA